AATTAGAACAGTACAAACTTCCAGATCTCCTTATGGATTTCAAATTCAATTCTTAGAAGCGGATCATTTAGACGAAGATCTAAACGACTACAACAAGCAAAACGGTAACAAAATCAAAATGGGTGTAGAGGTTGATAAATACGATAAGCCAGTTGCCTATCATTTATACAGAGATCATCCTTACAACAAAGACTACATGAACGATAAAGAAAGACTTAGAGTTCCAGCAGACGAAATATTACACATCTACATGCCACAAAGAGCGGAGCAAACCAGAGGCATCAGCCCTATTGCTAATGTTATGAGCGATGTAAAAATGCTAAATGGCTATCTTATGGCTGAGATCACTGCTGCTAGAGTGGCAGCATGTAAGATGGGATTCTTCACTTCTCCAGACGGTGATGGTTATGTTGGTGATAGCGAATACGAAGATTTCTACAATCCAGTGACTTCAGCAGAGCCAGCAACTTTTGAACAGTTGCCAGCAGGTATGACATTTCAAGAATTCTCACCAACACATCCTACAACTGCTTTTGATCCTTTTATTACTAGTGTTTTAAGAAGTATCGCTTCAGGATTGAATATTTCTTATCATGCTTTAAGCAACGATTTAACATCCGTGAATTATTCTTCTATTAGGCAAGGTGCTTTAGAAGATAGGTCAATGTTCATGCTTTATCAGCAGTTTATTATTGATCACATGATTGATCCTATTTATCAAAAATGGTTAACTAACGCTATTGAGTTTGGAGCTATCAATTTGCCTATTGGTGTAATAGATAGATTCTCCAGAGCAGTTAATTACATACCTAGATCTTTCAGTTGGATTGATCCTTTGAAAGAAATGCAAGCAAACGTTTTAGGATTACAGAATGGAACTATTACCTATTCCGATATCTCTGCTTCTTATGGTAGAGATACTGAGGAATTATTTGAACAACATCAAAAAGAGATAGAGTTAGCTAAACAATACGGAATAGAGCTTGCTTATCAGCCTTTTGGTCAAAAACTTCCAGTAGAAGCAAACATTCAAGGTGGTGACGATGACGATACCAACTAAAGGAATGAAAGAAGAAGCTCAAAGGGGCTTGGACTGGAGAAAAGAGTTTGGGAGAGGTGGCACTAGAATTGGTGTTACCAGAGCAAATCAAATCGTGAATGGAGATAATTTATCAGACGATACAATTAAGAGAATGTATAGTTTCTTCTCTAGGCATGAGGTAGATAAACAGGGTGAAGGCTTTTCTCAAGGAGAGGATGGTTACCCCAGCAATGGCAGGATCGCATGGGCTCTATGGGGTGGTGATGCAGGTTTTGCATGGTCAAAAAGGTTGGTAGAACAAATGGAAGATGATAGAGCTTTAGAAATAGAGGATGAAAACATGGAAAAAGAAGATAGACATATTATCAATGTTACTGAAACGGATGAAAGCGTAGTCGTTGAATTCGCTAAAGAACATGAAGATGAAGAAGATCAAATAGAAGAATCTTCATACAATGATGAAGAAGAAGAAAGAAAGGTTGTTGAAATGCCTATGAAGTATCGTAGCATTGATTTTTCCAAAGCTTCTTATATTGATGAAGAGGAAAGAAGGGTTCGCATTGGTGTATCTAGTGAAGAGCCAGTTGAAAGATCTTTTGGCTTAGAAGTTCTAAGTCATAAAGCTGAAGATATAAATTTTGAATTTATAAATTCAGGTAGAGCTCCTTTATTGTTGGATCACAATATGAACCAACAAATAGGAGTTATAGAAGAGTTTGCACTTGATGAGAAGCAATCAAGAACAGTTGCTATAGTCAGATTCGGAAAATCTGCTCTTGCTCAGGAAGTGTTTCAAGATGTAGTAGACGGAATTCGTATGAATATATCCGTAGGCTACAAAGTAGATAGGTTGGATCGCTCCAAAGATGGTAATAAAGTTGTTTATAGGGCTGCTTGGACGCCGTTAGAAATTTCTAGTGTTTCTATCCCAGCAGATATGAGCCGCCTTATTGGCGTCGGAAGATCCGAAGATAAAAATAAAATTAATCATAAAATTGAGGTGAAACAAATGTCAGATAATGTAAATTTAGACGATGTAAAAGCTCAATCTGCTGAAGAAGTGAAAGCTGAACTCAAAAGAAACTCAAAAGAGATTTTTGAATTAGCATCAAGACACGGAAAAACAGATTTAGCTTCAAAATGTATTGCTGAACATATGACTATAGAAGAATTCAGAGGTGTATTGTTGGACGAAGTTGCTAACGATAAGCCGCTTGAAACACCTAAAGAATTAGGTATGTCTCCTAAAGAAGTCAGAGAGTTTAGCTTATTAAGAGGAATTAACGCTTTAGCAAATCCTTCAGACAGAGCCGCTCAAAAAGCTGCTGAGTTTGAGTTTGAGTGTTCTGCTGAAGCTGCAAAACTATACGGAAGAAACTCACAAGGTTTAATGCTTCCACCTGAAGTGCTTCGTAGCTGGAATCAGAGAGATCTTAACACTACAGACGACGCTGGTTTAGTTGGTGAAGATTTCAGAGGTGGCGATTTTGTGGATTCTCTCAGAAACGCTTCATCCGTTATGTCTGCTGGGGCAACCATGCTTCGTGGGCTTTCTGGTGACGTAAAAATACCGAAGAAAACTGCTGCTTCTACTGCTGCTTTTGTATCAAGTGAAGGCACTGCGGTTGCTGAGTCAGAAATGACTATTGGTTCAATCACAATGAGCCCAAAAACTCTAGGTTGTTTCACAGACGTGACTAGACAACTTTTAGTTCAAAGTTCATTGGATGTTGAAAACTTGATCAGAAATGATATTGCACAATCTATGGCTCTTGCTATTGATTTAGGTGCTTTAGAGGGATCAGGTACTTCAGGTAACCCAACTGGTATTAAAAACACTTCTGGTATCAACACTGTAACTTTTGCTGGTGCTAACCCAACATGGGCTGAAACAGTAAACATGGAATCTCAGGTTGCAGTTGACAACGCTTTACTAGGTAACCTTTCTTACATTCTAAGAGCAGACGATTACGGCTCTCTTAAAACAACTGAGAAAGCTACAGGTACAGCTCAGTTCATCGTTGATAGAGACGGTAGAATCAATAACTATGGTGTTGTTGTTTCTAACCAGCCAACTTCAGGTGATCACTATTTTGGTAACTTCTCAGACCTTCTTATTGGTCTATTTGGTGGAGTTGAACTAATTGTTGATCCTTACACTAACAGTTCTTCTGGAACAGTTAGAGTTGTTGGAATCCAAATGATAGACGTTGCAGTTAGAAATGCTGTTAGCTTCTGTCTTGGAAACGACGGTTAATGTTAACTACTAAAAATGGTGGGGTTAAAAGCCCCACCTTTTCTAAAGAAATGAAGAAATATTTAATCTTAAGAGATACTATTGCAAACAAAGAAAGAGTTAGAGCAGGAGATATTGTTGAATTAGATGATGCAACAGCATATCAATTAATTTCTTGCAAAAAAGCTGAACTCTATAAAGAACAGCCTAAACCTAAAAAAGCTAACAGAAGCGTAGGTTTAAAAAAATCAGACACACCTAAGATCAAGAAAAGAGCTAAGTAATGGCTGTAGAGTTTGATCGTGACTTTGATGGATATTTGGATGCAGATTTTGGGCATGGAATATCTGCAAGCTATACTCCTTTAGGGGGTTCGGCAACGACAATCAAAGTTGTAATGGATCAACAATATTACTCAATCCCCACTGAAACAGTAGAAATAGAAGGCAGTCAGCCTATGGCTCATGCAAAGGCAACGGATGTACCTAATGCTGGTCATGGAGATACTTTAGTTGTAGATGCTGTAACAAATTTAGACGGTACTACAATTAAAGCTCAAACTACTTACAAAGTTATAAACGTACAGCCAGATAATACAGGAATAGTGATTTTGGTACTTGAGGAGCAATAATGGCAAATCATGTACGTCAACAAATAAGAGAGCAGGTAGGAACTACACTAACAGGCTTAACAACTACTGGATCTAGGGTATATCAATCCAGAGTCTATCCTTTGCAGGTAGATTTATCACCAACTCTTTTAATTTATACAAAGTCAGAAGTCTCAGAGCCTATCGTTATTGGTTCTGCAAGAACAACAGAAAGAATTTTAACCTTAGCGGTTGAGGGCTATGTTAAAGCTACAACTAATAGTGACGATACAGTTGATACAATCGCAAAAGAAGTAGAAACAGCTTTAGCAACAGATACAACTTTAAACGGATTAGCTAAAGATTGTTATTTAGAATCTACAGAAATAGATTACAATGGAGAAGGTGAATTGCCAGTAGCGGTAATCACCTTGAATTTTAACGTAAGCTACATGACGGCTGAAAATGCCCCTGATGTAGCAGTATAGAGGTAAGTTATGAAATTAATTTCACCAGACGGCAAAGTTTCTATAGATGCTCACCCTTCAAAGGTTGAAAGTCTTAAGAATATGGGTTGGAAAGAAGAAGCAGCCCAAAAGGAAAAAAAATCTTCTTCTAAGAAAAAAGAGGTAGAAAATGGCGACTCATAAAGGAAGTGAAGGAACTGTTAAGGTTGGTTCTAACGCTATTGCAGAAATAAGATCTTATTCTATTGAAGAATCAGCAGACGTATTAGAAGATACAAGTCTTGGTGATTCAGCTAGAACGTATCTATCTTCATTAACTTCTTTTTCTGGAACTATTGATGTTCTCTGGGATGAAACAGATTCTTCGGGTCAAGGAGCATTAAGCGTAGGTTCAGAGGTTACTCTAAACTTTTATCCAGAGGGAGACGGTTCAGGAGATACTTACTATACTGGTTCTGCTATTGTTACTGGTGTTTCAAGATCAGCTTCATATGATGGTTTGGTTGAAGCAAGCATCTCAGTACAAGGGAACGGAGCTCTGAGCGAAACAACTGTCTAACAATGAAAATTATTGATAGAGCGAAGGCACATTTTGACTCTCTTGAAATTAAAGAGATTGAAATACCTGAATGGAGCGATGGCGATGAAGTTCTTAAAATTTATGCAAAGCCGTTAACGCTTGCTGAAATGTCTAAATTGCAATCTTATGCAAAAAATGACGATGTAGCATTAATGGCTTATGCACTAATTCATAAGGCTTTAGATAGTGAGGGCAATAAGGTGTTTGACTTAAGCGACAAACATACCTTAATGAACGGAGTAGATAAAGACGTGCTTGCTAGAGTAGCACAAGAAATCTTGCTTTCCCCAACGGTGGAAGAGCAAGCAAAAAAGTAGCAAAAGACAAGGATTTATTTGCACGATATTACCTAGCTGAACTCCTGCATATGACTGTAGGAGACTTAGAAGAAAAAATGTCCTTGTCAGAATATACTGGATGGCTTGCATATTTACAGGAAAAGAATAGGCAAATAAAGAATGGCAACTAATTACAAGCTCAGAATTACTGCTAATGATCAAACTAAAGGCGGTTTCAATTCTGTAAATAGAAATATCAATGTAACTCAAAATGCTATGAAAAAATTGGCAGGTGCTTTTGCTGGTGTTTTTGCTGTTCAGAAAATAGTTGCTTTTAGCAATGAAACCTTAAGGCTTGCCGATGATCTTGGTAAAACAGCAGATAAATTAGGGCTTGCAACTGATTTTCTTCAGAGGATGCAATTTGCAGCCGAACAAACTGGAATAGCTACTAATACTCTTAATATGGGCTTGCAAAGGTTCACTAGGAGAGTTGCAGAAGCTAGAAACGGAACTGGTGAAGCAAAAGCAGCTTTAGAGCAATTAGGTATATCTCTTAACGATTCTGAGGGTAATGCAAGATCAATAGAAGACGTCTTAAAAGATGTCTCAGACGGTTTACTTGCTACTAAAGATAGCGGAGAAAAAGTTAGATTAGCTTTTAAATTCTTTGACTCTGAGGGTGTTGCATTAGTGTCAACATTAGGGCAAGGATCAGAAGCCTTAGATAAACTCATGCAATCTGCAACTGGAGTTATACCAGAAGAAACTATTAGACAAGCAGCGATATTCAACGACACGATGAATGAGATGAAGCGATTGGTATTGTTGCCGTTGCAAGTAGTTGTCATAGATACTGCAAATGCTTTTTTAGATTTATTAGATGCTATAGGTTTGGTTGAAAGAAAGAGAACTAGATTACAACTACAAGATCAATTAGAGCAATTACAAACCACTTTATCTAATATACAAGATCAAGAAGGGCTGCTTGGAGCTCAATTAACACCCTTAAACGCTGTAGGCGATATTTTACAGAACTTGGTTGAATTTGGGCGAGAAGCAAGAGCCCTACCAAAAGGTTTGCTAGATTCTTTATTAACAGAAAAAGATCCAGTCAAAATACAAGATACCATTAATCAAATTCAAAAAACTTTAGAGGAGATGGAAGATACAGATCCTTTTGAAAATTTTGATTATCCAAGTTTAAAATCTGGATTAGATGGTATAGATAATGAAATCAAAGAAAGCATAACTGTAGTTAAACAATTTGCAGACACAATAGAAGGTGAATTAACAGCAGCTTTCAAAGGCTTTTTTGATTTTACAAACAAAGAATTTTTAGATTTTAAAAATCTTGCTATGAGCGTAGCAAGAGCAGTTATCAATGAATTAATACAAGTTTTTATAATAGAGAAAATGGTTTCATCTATTAAAGGCTCTATAGGTAGTATTGGGAGCTTTGGTAAATCTTTTGATTTTCTTTCTACTCTTGGAATGGGTAGTAATGAAGGCGGCGGATTTACAGGCTATGGAGTTAGAGCAGGTGGTATAGATGGAAGGGGCGGCTTTCCAACAATAGTGCATCCAAATGAAACCATCATTGATCATACTAAAGGGCAATCTGCTATGGGCGGTGCTAATGTAACATTCAATATTAATACTGTAGATGCTACAGGTTTTGATGAATTATTAGAATCCAGAAAAGGAATGATAACTGCTATGATTAATAATGCCTTTAATGCTAGGGGCAAAATGGGGATTATGTAATGAGTGGCACTTTTCCAACAGATCAAAAACCTTCATCAATCAGAGTTCAAGATAATAGACCAACTCTCATGAATCATGCCGCTTCAGGCAGAAGAGTAGTTAGAGCTTATGGTTCTCAATATTGGACTTTATCAGTTACTATGCCACCGTTAAATCAAACGGATGCTCAAGAAGTATTCTCTTTTTTACAAAAACAACGAAATAGTTTTGAATCTTTTGTTTTTACTTACCCTATAGATAATTTAGGTGCTGAAGCTACTTCTGGTAAAACTGTAAGCGGTGCACATAGCGTAGGAGATTCAACGATAGATCTAACAGGATTTTCTGCTTCTACTACAGGAGTTTTTAAAGCTGGTGATTACATAAGATTTTTTAACGCAGATAAGGTGTATATGATCACTGAAGATGCTGATTCAGACGCTAGTGGCAATACTACGGTCACTATATCTCCTAGCCTTGTAGAAGCTCTTAGCGATACTCAAGGTGTTGATGCAACAAAGCCTGATTTTACAGTTTACTTAACTGGGGATGTAACATATTCTATAGATACAGCAGGATTTTATTATATTAGTTTTGAGTTGAGAGAAGTAATTGAATGAGCAGAGGTTTCAGTTCCGCATTAAAAACTCAACTTGCTAAAGATAACAATACTTTTTGCTTCTTAATTGAATTAGCATTATCAACAACTTACAGATATACAGATCATGCTTTTGATATCACTTACGACTCAAATCAATACACTGCAACAGATAAAATAGTTGCAATTAATCAATCTCCAGAAACAGGAGAGCTTAAAGTAGAAGACATGGTTTTGCAGTTAACTAATGTAGATTCTACGCTTAGAACTACTCTTGAAGCTGAAAACTATACAGACAAACAAGTTAGAATTCATTTAGGATTTTTAGATTCTAATGATAATTTCATTGATGCTTTTATTTATTTTGATGGAAATGTTAAAACAGTTGAGATAACTGAAGATAAAAATAGTTCCGTAATAAATATGACTTTAGCTAATCACTGGTCAAATTGGAACTTAGCAAAAGGCAGGTTTTTTACCGATGAAAGCCAACAACAAATCTACTCAGGTGATAAAGGTTTAGGAATGGCGCATGCTACTAAAGCCGATATAAGGTGGGGTGCATAATGGGTATCTTCTCAACTATCTGGACTGCTATACAAATACTAACTTTAGCTACAGGTATTAAGGGTTGGAGACAAGCTAGAAAGCTACAGAAAAGAGGTCAAGACATTCTAGCAACTAGACATCCAGACGGCGGCAGGATTCCAGTTATTTACGGACAAAGAAGAGTAGGGGCAACGATGGTGTACATGGACACCAACGAAGGCAGATCTAAAGATTTATATGTTGTATATGCCCTTAGTGTTGGCGAAGTAGATGACATTTTATTAGATACTATTGAGATTAACGGAGTGCCAATTACTGATTCTCAAGTATTTAGGCAAGGTTACTATTTGGGATCAG